TTAAGGAATGCCTTCATCAAGTTTCTCTTGGCTTTTTTCTTGTCTATGTCCCTTAGTAAATTCTGCATTGTTTTTTGAAGGTTGTTGTGCTTTTCAACTAAAGAGTTATATTTCTTAACGTACTCAGCTTGGTCTATTGTAGTTCTAGCATTTTCTGATATCAGTCTTTCTATTGATGTTTGAAGAACCTGGGATTCTATTTCTATTTTTTCTATTTCTGTCTCTTCTTTAGAGGAGTCTGTAATCTTTTTAGTTATATCATCATAACTTTTCAGTATTTCTTCTTTATTATCAATTAAACTATTAAAGGCTTCTACAAATGCTTTCTTTATCACTTCTTCTTTAAGATGAGGAGTTGTACACTTACCTTTTCTTAAGAATTTATTGTTGCACTGCCAGATGGTCTGAGCGTACTTTGTATTTGAGTGCCACACCTTTCTCCCGTAAAAGCCTCCGCAGTCTCCGCAGGTTATTCTGCTTGCAAAACAGTTTATTGCACTGGTATATTTACCTGCCTTTTCTCTTCTTCTAAACTCTGCCTGAACCAGTTCGAAGGTTTCAGGCTCTATGATGGCTTCGTGGCTGTTTTCCACGTAATACTGGGGAACTTCTCCTTCGTTGATCTTTTTCTTTTTTGTTAAAAAATTCACGGTGTAACTCTTCTGCAAAAGAGCGTCGCCTTTATATTTCTCATTTTGAAGAATGCTTTTAACCGTAGTACTGTGCCATTTTGTTTTACCTCCGGGAGATAGTATCTTTTCTTCTGTCAGCATTCTTGCAATTTTTGATTGAGTCATGCCTTGTAAAAACATCCTGTAAATTCTTCTTATGATCTTGGCTTCTTTTTCCACCACTTTAGGAAGTCCGTCTTCTCCCTTTTCATATCCTAAAAACTGTCCGTAAGGAAGGCTTACTTTTCCGTCTGAAAATCGCTTGCGCTGGCCCCAGGTCACGTTTTGAGAGATTGAATGGCTTTCAGATTGCGCTAAACTTGAAATTATCGTCAACATTAATTCACCTTTAGAATCTAATGAATAGATGTTTTCTTTTTCGAAAAATACCTCAACATTTTTATCTTTTAATTTCCTTATAGTTGTTAAAGTATCTACTGTATTTCTTGCAAATCTAGAAACTGATTTTGTAATAATTAAATCAATTTTGCCATCTATTGAATCTTCAATCATGTTGTTGAAGCCTTTTCTTTTCTTTGTGCTAGTTCCAGAAATACCTTCATCTGAATATACCTTTACAAATTCCCATTCTGGTTTTGACTTAATATATTTTGAATAGTAATTAAGTTGTGCATCAAAACTTGTCTGCTGTTCGTCAAAATTAGTTGAAACTCTGGCATAAGCCGCAACTCTTTTTTTATTCCTAAATTTATTGTTTTCTGTTTCATGATTCTTCTTTGCCGGTATTACTCTTACTGCTTTCAAGATGCCACTCCTTTCCTTCTTTCTAATTCTCTTATTCTCGCTTCTTCTCTTTTTTCATTATCCCAGCTATAACTTCTTGATTTATGCTCCCATTTAGATTTAATATTACTGCTATCCTTCATTTTAAATATTAATTTAAAAGGTTCTGGAATAATAATTTTATCAATCTTCCTATTAAATAGTTCTTCATTAAATTCGTCTATTCCTAATACTTTATTTACCTTTTCTATTAAAATATTCTCAGGTATTTGACCTGAAGGACATGAATCTTTTCCAAAATGAAGGTATGTGCTGCAACCCCAGTAAACTCTTCCGTGATTAGCCTTTCTATTGTAGTTCTTGCCACATTTTCCACACTTTATTTTCTTGGTTAATAGATATTTATTCTTAAGCTTTTTAGTGTTATCAGAGTTCTTAGCCAGTTTGTCTTGTGTTTTCTCAAATACATCTTTGGATATAATTCCTGGATGACTTTCCTCCACATAGTACTTTGGAAGTTCTCCTTTGTTCTTTACTAGCTTCTTTGACAAATGATCTAAAACAAATTTTTTCTGTAAAAGGGCAGAACCTGAAAGCTTCTCATTTCTTAAAATCTCTGCTACTCTTTCAGAGGTCCAAATCCCACCTCTAGGTCTTTTAATTTTCAATTCTCTCAGTTCCCTTGCTATTGCAGTAGTTCCTTTTCCTTCTAGATAATCTTTGAAAATCTTTTTTACAACTTCAGCCTCTTTCTCATTTACTGATATTTCATTTTTACTGATGTCGTAGCCATATAGAAACCTTAGATTTACAAGTTCTCCTTCCGCGAACCTCTTTCTGATTCTCCATTTGCAGTTTTCGCTTACAGAATAACTTTCTGCCTGAAAAAAAGAAGCGAGGATAGTCAGCATCAGCTCACCATCCCCGCTTAAAGAATAAATATTTTCTTTTTCAAAATACACCTCTACATTTAACTCCTTTAGTTCCCTTACTGTCGCCAGCAAAGTCAAAGTGTTTCTCGCAAATCTTGATATAGACTTTGTAATAATTAAGTCAATTTTTTTATCTCTGCAGTCTTTTAACAGTTTCTGAAATTCTATTCTGCTGTCCTTTGTTCCAGTAGCGGCTTCATCTGCATACACTCCTACATAATCCCACTTAGGATTGTTTTGAATAAGCCGGCTGTAATAGCTTATCTGATTTGATAATGAATGAAGCATTGCATCCTTGCCACTGGACACCCTGGCATAAGCTGCTACTTTCTTTTTTGTAATGGCTTTTGGGTTTAAAGCCTTCATTTTACTTACTTTTCTGTTCACATTCTTCCCTCCTTCCATCACGATATTAACTCTAATTTTGATACATAGCAAGCTAATATGTTAACGCAAACCACCTATTAAGGGATTATATAATCTAATTAAATGTTTCTTGATTTCAACAAAATCTTTTCTTTCAATTAAATCTTCTTTTAGCATGCTTCTAGCGATAGACACTGAGGCTTGATAGTTCTTTTCTCTTTCAAACTGATCACTGTTCATCATTATCCTCTCTTTCAAATCGATTGTTTATATAGCAGCTGTGGAGCAAAACTTTCTGTCCTTTTTGCCGTAACTTTCAAAGACTCTACCGCACTCCTGGCATTTAATAGTGTAGTAAGACATTTTGTCGTGTTTATCATTATTATGTTTCCACCATAATCTACGGCATTTTTCACTGCAGAATTTCTTAGGCTTTCCCCGTGAATTTTGGACTAGAGCTATGCCGCACTCCTTGCAGTGAGTATGTTTTTCTTTTGTTGGTTTAACCTTATCTTCTTTTTTCTTAGTTAAGCCTATACGCCTGCAGTATGATTTTACTGTATTTTCTGGGATATCAAGGGTGTCACTAATCCTTGAATATGTAACTCCCTTTATCCTATATTCTTTTATTTTCTCTTTTTCTTCTCCTGTCATAATATTCCTCCATAAAAAAAAGCTGATGATCAAAGCTCCTGTTGGTTTAAATCTATTCTTCTTTTTCTACTCTCGCTGCATCAACTATTCCTTCTCCAATTATGTAGGCGATTAGAACAGAGGATGCGGATATAATGGCGATAACCTGTTCAATAGTCATTTCATCAATTTTAAATGCCATTAAAATAGCAGTAACAAATCCAGTTACCGCCGCCCAAAACTTTCTTGAAGTTAGCTTTTGTTTCCAGTTTATTTTATTCATCTTTATCCCTCCCGTACAGTCTTTCCATTAATATTGTATTAAGCCATACCAGTTCATGGACTGATATGTTTTTCTTCTCTATCTTTCCTTTCCATTTTGAACTGGTTAACACTTTCTTATCTTCCAGTTTCTTCACTGATTCATAAAGCATATTCCACTGCCAGGTTTCATCAAGTTTTAACTTCATTTCTTCCACCTTCCTTTTTACCTTATCTTTAAAAAGCTCCCATTCTTTAGGGTTATATACAAACCAACGGTGACAGTCCTTCCATCCCACTACTTCCTTGTGCAGCCACAGTGCCTTTTCTGTTTCTTCAAGATTGAAATTAACAATCAGGTCAGCACATCTTTGTACCAAGGTGTTATATGTTTCTTCAGTCATTTCTCCGTCGTATCCAATGTGAGTGCATTCAATTCCGTAGGTGCAGTTGTTAGGATAATTACTTAAATACTTAAGAGCTTCTTTTGTGTATGGATTTGGACTTCCCACATGATAGGCCATTTCATCTACAGGAATGCAAACTAAAATATTCCCATCTAAATCAATAATCTCATGGGCTGAACCGTATCCTTTAGTTCCATTCTTTCTGCTTTCGAAGAAGTTTCTGTTTGACTGGGCTGTTGAGTTTCTGTTGGCTACCCAGTGGATTACTATTCCCTTGACTTGATTGATTTTCTTATTGGGTCTTGAGTATAGATTTACCGTCAGCAGATCTTCTTTTACCTTATATTTTTCCATCGTCATCACTCTCTTTTTCTATTTCCTTATCATCTTCTAATATCTGCTTTTCCTTTTTCTTTGTCCAGAGTAACAGCCATTCAAAGTCAGCTCCGGCTTCGCATAAATTCTCAAGAATACTCTGCGCTTCTCTTAAGAATATAACCGTATATACAACCGTAGCTAAAAACACACTGGCTTGGCGAAGCATTGTAACTCTATAGGATAGTCCGGCTAATATAAATACCACCAGATAAGAAAATAGTTTCATTCTTGTTCCATCCCATAACCTTTTTGAACTGATTATTTTCTTTTTCAATGCTTCGTTAAGTCCGCCTTCTTGTTCTGCCAAAGCCATGTATTTAGTAATTATGTCTAGTAAAATAGCAACCCCTACAGCCATTGCCGCATTTTTAAAGGCCTGATCAGGAAACAGTATGGAATTTATTAATGCAATAAAAAAAGCCCAGATGGGCTTTGCTCCGGTTATTAATTTTTCAAAATAGTCTTTTTCTAACATATCATCTTCTCCTTGATCTTCAATCCTCAATTTTTATTACCAATAATTTCTCAGTTTATCCTTGTATTTCTCTTCTCTTTCCAAAACCTTTAACTCATAATTCCCCAGCCACTTATCCTGCTTCTTGATTAAACTTACACATTTTTTTAATTCTTCAGGTTCTAAAGAAAATTTATGGTCGCTTCCTACATCGTCTTTGTTTAAAGTTATGTGTTTTTCAAATATAGTTGCTCCAAGAGCCTTAGCGACAAGAACATCTTCAACTCCTTGGTAATGACTACTGTATCCTATTTTACATTTATATTCTCTTTTTAAGGTTTTAATCTTGTTGAGATTTAACTCTTCATCTTTTGGAGGATATATACTTACACAGTGCATTATTGCCATACATTCTTTTATACTATTATATGCTTTTTCTATTTCTGTTTCAGTGCTCATTCCTGTGGAGAAAACAACTGGCAATTGTATTCTACTCAATAAATCTAAATTAGTAATTGTCGGACTGGCTATTTTTATAAATGGCACTTCATATTGACTGATAAACTTATAACTATCTATGTCCCAGACACTTGCAGTCCAAGGCATGTTTAACTCTTTGCAAAATTTATCTATCATATCATATTCAGCCTTACCGAACTCTATCATGTACTTATAATCTATATAGGACATCTCTCCCCATTTGGTAATTTTCCTATCATTCCATTTTTCTTTAGGAACACATTTTTCTACATTTCTTTTCTGAAATTTTACAATATTTGCTCCCGCATCTTTAGCTATTTTAATTAAATCTAAAGCTTTATAAATATGTCCATCATGATTTATTCCTATCTCCGCTATAAACATAATATATCCTCGCTATCAAGTAAGCTATCACTAAAAGCTCTATCATCTATATAGATATCTGCTGATGGTTTACCAAATGTTAGTTTATGGTATCTAACTCCCCAATCAGCTAATTGTCTTTCCGTTAAAAGCTTCCAGTTAATACCTATCTCATAACCCCTCGAAGTAAATACAGTAATGCTGCATCCCTGTTTAAATAGTTTATTTAGCATATCAATTCTTTCAGGGAATGGAGTTGCTTTTGTGTAATCCTCTTCCTGGGAACATAAAGTTCCATCAATATCAACAACTATTTTTCTCATATCTCCATCTTGCATATTGATAATCCTCCTTGTCATCAATATCTACTGTTTCTTCTTTATCTATTAAATATAGCTTATGTCCTGATTTAAGCATCATGCCGTCCTTTAAAAATTTCTCCTTATTAAAAATATGAAAGCCATGAGCTGCTTCATACATTTTAGGTATTGATTTAGTAGATAATATTTTATAATCTATGGGAGTTATTGATTTTTCATCTTTACTAAACACCCAATTCTGATACTTCTTTACGCTAGTTGCATAGTCATTTTTATTATGCAAGAAGTCAAATAAAACTTTTTCAACAGTATCTTTTTTAAGCATTATCAAACATGGATTTAAAAACATTAAATGAGTATTTGAAACATTTATTAAATCCTTAAATATATATGAAAGTGGGCTGTCAACTTTACAAGTGTTTTTATTTCTAATTATTATTTTTATGTTTTTATATTTTTTAGCTATATCTATTAATTCTTTATCATTAACCAACACATATTTGTCAAATGTATTATCAAGAGAGTTTAGCTTTCCACAGGCTATATCAAACATGCAAGAAGCACCTATAGGAAGTATTTGTTTATTGGGTAGTCTTTCACTATTTAATCTTGCTGGAATAAAAACTCCTATCGATTTTTTCATAAAATATATCACCTCTTCCTCTAGTATATCTGCCTCCTGAATTCTCACAGAAATAACAAGGAGAGTTTACTTGAAAATTTCCTTCAGCACATTGTTTTCTAAATTCTTTAGCTTTTCTACTACTTAATATTTCTCTTAAACTATTTTGGTGTAAATCTCCTATTATATATTTCTTGTGTTCTTCTACATCGTTTCTAATATTACAGCATGGAGAAACAGTTCCGTCGTAATTAATTCCAACAAAATATGTAGGCTCTAGACATTCTTTAGTTCTAATATATTTAGAATACTCTTTTAATGAGCCACCTCTGTCAGTTATATTTCTTTTCTTAGACCAATCAATTACATAAAGTATCCTAGTTTTACCCTTGACTCCATAGATGTAAGGATAATCAACTTTTTTAATATCTACATTTAATTTAACTAAACGTTTTAAGCACCAAAACAGACCTTTATTATCATAATCCATTATAGTCAGTTCATGTATTTGAAAATTACCAAAATCAATCTGTTCTAAAAAATCTCCGTTAGTATTTGTTATTTAGTCATTTGTTAAATATCTAAACCCGTTGAAAACATTGGGTTTATTGCTTCTTGTATATATAAATTTCTCTCCCGTAATGGTATAATGTAGGTAGTGCTCCAACAAATCCAAAACAGGAGGAAA